GACAGAGCAGGGCCAAGCAAGCTCAACATGGGTTGGCGTTAGCGGGGCTTCAGCGAATTGGACGGAACAAGGCCAAGCAAGCTCAACATGGGTTGACGCAGGCAAGGCAACAACGATTTGGGTGGACGAATAGATGGCTAACACAACGAACCAAGGCTGGGCCAAGCCCACCATCGGCGGCTCCGCTGACACTTGGGGTCAAACCGTAAACGACGCAATTGACGCGATTGATACGTTGGTCGGCGGTGTAACTGCTGCTGAAGTTGCCAAGCTAGACGGGCTGACAGCGACAACGGCAGAGCTGAATTTGCTGGACGGCGTAACGGCGACTACTGCCGAGCTTAACGGAGTTGACGGCGTAACAAGCAACATTCAAACGCAGCTTAACGCCAAGGCCGCACTGGCGGGTTCATCTGGTCAGGCTTTTTCTGCGTCAACTTTGGATTTGGGTGCTTGGACAGTCACTCAATCCGGAACAGACCTAAAGTTTGCTTATAACGGCACAAATCGAATGAAGCTGGATGCCTCTGGAAACTTAACTGTAGAAGGCAATGTCACAGCTTACGGGTCTGCATAATGGCTATTCAATCATCAGGGTCTATCACACTACAAGACATTGAGGATGAGTTTGGTGGAACGGGTTCTATCAGCCTCTCCGAATATTACCGCAATGGTGCCTATGTAACCTCTAACAACACGTCTGTGCCGACTGGCGGTGCCATTAGCCTGTCTGATTTTTATGGTGCCACAAATCAGTTCACATTCAACATCACTAGCCACACGCAAAACGCAAACATCCGTACACTAGCTATTAATGCGGGCTGGGACGGTTCAGCACCTTTAATTGCTAACGTGAACGCTGGTATCTACCTTTGGTCAGACTCCACTTCTATTGGCGGTGCTATTATCTCTGGCTCTTTTGCTGGCGGTCTGACCCTTAATAACTATGGCAACATCATAGGTAGGGGCGGTAACGGCGGCAGTGGCGCTACAGCTGGTGGCAATGGCGGACCTGCCCTGACCGTTGCCTCTTCTGGGGTTGCTGTAGTTAATGCTTCTGGCGCTTACATCGCAGGTGGCGGCGGTGGCGGCTCTGCGGATGACTACTACTCCACCTCGGCAAGTAAGAACTTCGCGCCTACCGCTGGTGGTGGTGGCGCAGGCGGAGGTCGAGGTGGCACCGTAGGTAGCGCTACTGGCGGTGCTGGCGGCTCTATAGGCTCCACAGGCGGCAATAGTTTCTCAGTAGGTGGTAACGACAGTGACGTTCACGGCTTCGGCGGTGGTTCTGGCGGTGGCGGCTCTGGCTCTCTTAATGGTAACAGTTCTGGCTCAAAGCAAGGCGGTGGTGGTGGCGGTGGCCGCATACTTTCAGGTGTTGGCGGCGGTTCAGCCGGAGGATACGGCGCTACGGGTGGTTCTGCTGGTGCTGCGGGTGGCAGTGGTGGCACCACAAGAGGCGGCGGTGGTGGCGGCTGGGGTGCATCTGGTGGGGTCGGTGGGGCCATTTATGGCTATAACCCTGCCAGTGGCAACTATGGGGTCATACAATCAGCGCAGGCTGGCGGCGCAGGTGGCGCGGCTATCTCAGGCACATCAGTCTCACTGACCAACAGCGGCACAATATACGGAAGCACATAATGGCACTTATTCCACTTAAAGTCCCTGCCGGTTTTTACCGCAACGGCACCGACCTTGATGCTGCTGGCCGTTGGCGTGATGGCAGCTTGGTTCGCTGGCGTGATGGCTCTTTGCGTCCAATTGGCGGTTGGCAGGCTCGCAAGGACGGGTTTAGCGCAGCCCCGACGCGCGGGATGCACTCGTGGGAGGCTAATGACGGCACGGCTTGGCTTGCAGGCGGCTCGCACACCGAGCTGAGTGTTATGACGGGATCAAACACGGTTTACGACATTGCTCCATCTGACTTGGCTACTGGCCGTGCGGATGCTGAGGTTGAGACTGGGTACGGGTACGGTTTTTACGGCACTGGATTTTATGGCACGCCGCGCCCTGACTACGGCAACTACTCAGAGGCAACGACGTGGAGTCTAGACAACTGGGGCGAGTACCTTGTTGCCTGCAATACGGATGATGGCAGGCTGCTTGAGTGGCAGCTAAACACTGGCGCAGATGCGGTGGCAATTGCCAACGCGCCTACGTCCAACTCAAGTCTTATTGTTACTGAAGAGCGTTTCATCTTTGCGCTTGGCTCTGGCGGCAACCCTCGTAAGATTTCTTGGTGCGACAGAGAAGATAACACACTGTGGACTGCTGCGGCGACTAATGAAGCTGGCGACATTGAGCTGCAAACCTCTGGGCAAATTATGCTGGCGACTCGCACCAAGGGTCAGACGCTCATCCTAACTGACGTAGACGCCCACACAGCGCGTTACCAAGGCCCGCCATACGTTTACGGCTTTGAGCGCGTAGGCACGTCCTGCGGGGCTATTTCACGGCGCTGTGCGGCTGATGTGGACGTTGGTGTATTCTGGATGGGTCAGCGTGGCTTCTACATGTTTGACGGCAACTCAGTGAATGAGCTTCCGTGTGAAGTGCATGACTACGTTTTCAGCGATATGAACACTGCACAGCAAAGCAAGATTTGGGCGCTTAACAATGGCCAATTCGGAGAGGTGTGGTGGTTCTATTGCTCTGGTGATAGCCTTGAAATCGACAGATATGTTGCATTCGACTACAAGGAGCAGCACTGGTTGATGGGCGAGCTTGATCGCACGTCAGGCGTTCAACGCGGTGTATTCAAATACCCGTTTATGACGACAGCCGCATCTGACCTCAAAGAACATGAGGTAGGGCTAAACGTAGACGGTGAGCGCATTTTTGCAGAAACTGGGCCAATCTCAATTGGTTCTGGGGATCAAGTTATGAGCGTCACGCAGCTTATTCCTGATGAGCAGTCTCAGGGTGACGTTGACGTGTCATTCAAAACACGCTTTCACCCGAATGACGTTGAGCGTACATACGGGCCATACGACCCAAATAACCCAACGTCAGTCAGGTTTAGTGGTCGTCAAATGCGTATGCTGGTTGAGGGTGATAGGTTGGCCCACTGGAAAGTCGGCACGATGCGTGTTGACGCAAAGCCGATGGGTAAGCGCTAATGACTGCCCCTGTACTCCCGCCACTTGGCCCAGACTGGAAACAGTGGGGCAGGCAGCTTTCCAGTTACCTATCCCGACAGCTTCCCCGACTGTTCACGAAGTCTGCTGACGACAACCCGTCTGAGAACGGCATCTTGCTGTGGGATGAAGTTGCTGGCTATCCAGTGGTGTCAAAAAATGGCGAGTGGCGTCAGGTTGTACTTGAGGATGGCCACGCAGATTACATCATTACGGCAGATGTAACGGCGGCTGCGGCCAATACGGCCTACAAGCTGACTTATGATGCGATGTCGCACAATCACGGGATTACTCTGGGTACACCAGCGTCTCGCATTGTTTTTGAGGAGGGTGGGCAGTACGTGCTGTCATTCTCAGCGCAGGTTTCATCCACCTCATCCAGCACGGTTCACTTTTACTTCTGGCCAAGCATTAACGGAACCAACGTGGACAGCAGCGCAATGACAACAGCGCTCCATCAAAACAATGCAACGATGGTCACGTCAAGGACGCAGGTGTTTACTTTAGCCGCAGGGGACTACCTTGAGGTGAATTGGATGGTTGATAACGTAAATGGTTTTTTAAATTACACGGCTGCGGCGTCACCTCGCCCTGCTTTGCCAGCTTCAACTTTATCAATAACGAGGCTACATGGATAACGAACTCGAACGATGCAAGCCTTGGATTGAGGCTGCACTAGAATACTCTGGCGGCACCCATGACTTTGACGATATTGTTGAGGGATTGCATAAAGGTGTGATGCAGTTATGGCCTACGCCAAGGGGGTGTATCGTAACTGAAATCGTGATATACCCGAAGAAGAAGGTGCTTAACGTATTCTTGGGTGGCGGCGAGCTGGATCAAATTATGGAAATGCACGAGAGTGTAATAGAGTGGGCGAAGGCGCAGGGCTGCAAGGCTCTAACAATGACTGGGCGCTTCGGCTGGAAGAAACCACTGGCGGTACACGGCTGGAAGCCGCTGCATGCGTCATATGTTAAGGATTTTGAATAATGTCAGGCGGAAAAGGCGGGTCACAAACTTCACAAGTCACTGTACCCCAGTACATTGAGGACGCAGCAAGGGCCAACTTGAGCCGAGCTGGTGACGTGGCTAACATTGGCCCCATTCGTTATGAAGGCCCAGATGTTGCAGCGTACTCACCAATGCAGTTGGCAGCAGCTCGCGGACTTTCGGACACGGCAAGCGCGTTTGGTGTTGCAGGCGGTGGCATGTCCGACCAAGATTTGCGTGGCGGTATGCCTGAGCCTACAGAATTTGCGGGCGGCGTTCGCGGTTACTCATCTGCACCAATGTACGATGAGTCATTAGCGGCCCTGAAGGCTAGCAGCCCCGGACAGTACGACTTCATCAACAGCCTGTATATTGACCCAGTAACGGGTGAGCTTGGCAGTCGTGCAGGGTCACAAGCACCAGCACCTCAAGGAGTTGGATTGGGTACTACGAACTATAATGGTGGCGGCGGTTCATCAACTATGGATGAGGCAATCGCTATGGCGCAGGCGTCTCGAAGCACGGGCGGCGGTTACACGTCACTTTCAGACATGTTTGATCGTGGTGGCCCGGGTAAGGCGGGCGGTAATTTTAGCGGCGGCGGCAGGATTTCTTCAATCGCCAATTTGCTTGGAGGTAAGAACTAATGGCAGGTTCAGGAACAGGCGGAAAAGGCGGAGTTGCAGGCGCACCAGTAGGCGGAGCGCCAACTGTCGGCACATATCAGCCACTGGCCCCGCAGGGTAACTTCAACGTCAACCAAGCAGCGGCTGGCGGATTGCAGCAGGCGATGCAGGGTACTCAGGCAGCAATGGCTGGGCCAAACGTGGGTGCATTTATGAACCCATACACGAGCATGGTCACGGGTACTGCGCTGAATGACCTTGAGCGTCAGCGTCAGATGACGGCTAACACGACAGGCGCGCAGGCCACTCAGGCTGGGGCGTTTGGCGGGTCACGTCACGGCGTAGCGGATGCTTTGACCAATGAAGCGTTTGCACGTCAGGGTTCACAGATGTTTGGCAACTTGCAGCAGCAAGGCTACAACACTGCACTTAACGCAGCACAAAACCAGCAAAACATTCAAATGGGCGGCGCTGCTCAATTGGGCCAGCTTGGCAATCAGGCGTTCAACACTGGTCGAGCTATCCAGCAGGATCAATCTCAGCAGGGTCTATTGCAACAGGGTATTCAGCAGGCATTGATTGATGCAGCGAAGGGTCAGTTCGCAAACTATGCAAACGCCCCAACGCAGTCCCTCAGCGCGCCGTTGGCTGCACTTGGTGCAACGCCAGATCAGTCAACAACGACGGAAAGCAAGAATGCGGGTCTGTTTGATTACCTATCACTAGCGGCAACTGGGTTTGGAGTGGGCAGATAATGGCTGACTGGAGTAGATATGCTGTAGGCGGCGCAAAACGCCCAGACAGCTTTACGGGGCTTACCCCTGATTTTTCATCTGCTCTGTCCAACATGCTTGCAGCGGCGGAGAAAGAGCTTGGCCAAAACTCTCTTTCCATCACGTCTGCCTATCGCTCCCCAGAAAAGCAGGCTGAGTTGTATCAGGCGGCACTGAAGAAATATGGTTCGGAAAAGGCAGCCCGAAAATGGGTAGCGCCTCCCGGCAAATCAATGCACAACAAGGGCATGGCCGTAGACTTCGCAGCGGCGGGTGGTGGATTGCTACGTGATCCAAACAGCCCACAAGCACAGTGGCTAAAGAAAAACGCCTCAAGGTTTGGGCTTGCTGTGCCAATGAGCTGGGAGCCTTGGCAGGTTGAGCTTGCTGGGGCTAGAGGAAAACCCAACCCAAACCAAGCCATAGCATCGGACACTATGCGGGTTCTGGGTAAGCAACCAAAAGGTTTGCTTGCAGAACCTCAAGCGACAAATAACACGGAGAGCAATATGACACCTGAACAAGCACCAAAGGGTCTACTCGGCTCTCTTGGCATACAAAAGATGGTTGAGGGCGCTGAGGGCGACGCTGGCCAGCGCTTCTACAACCGTCAAAGTTTTGGCGACACAATGGCAGCACTAGCCCCCGCGCTTGGTCGCATGGGTGTGATGGGGCTTGAGGGGCCAGCACAGGCAGTGGCTGACCGCAGGTTTGCACAACGAGACCAAGAGCAGAAGACTTCAAAAACCATTGAGGCTTTGAGCCGCATGAACACACCGCAGGCAAAGGCGGCGCTTGAGTATTTGTCTGCTGGCGGCGATCCAGTGGCCGCGTTGAAGATGGCTTTTGAAAGCACTAATAATGGCGTCCAGTCATCTTCGGCGCTTCGAGATAGGTCCGGCGTTGTTTTGACAATGCGAGATGGAAGCATTGTGGTAAAGACTGCTGGCGGGGAGACAATTTCTGGAGATGCCGCACTTAAATTTGTGCGCGATTCTGAGGAAGCATATGCGGCGTCTGAGCAGTCTATTTATGACGCTCGCCGAACAGGCACTAACGAGGCTGACATAGAAACTGGCGGCACTGCCGCTGCTGCGATTGAGGCTGGAAGAGCCACAATTAAACGCGGCTTTGAGGTTTATGATAAGGTCAACCAGACTGGTGCTTCCATATCAACTATAAATAGTGCCATTGATGCTATTGATAGCGGAGCAAAGTCTGGTCCTGTTTATAATATGCTGCCAAAATTTGACGAGTCGTCTGCGGCACTAAACAGCGCAATGAATCAGATGGGCCTAGATGTCATAAGTTCAGTTACATTCGGCGCGCTTTCGGCAGGGGAAATGAATTTGGCTATGGAGACCGCTGTGCCAAGAAACCTTGATCCGCAAGAGCTTCGCAGCTACCTCGTCAAAAAGCGCGACGCTCAAATGAAAGCGCGTGATGCGCTTATGGCTGCGGCGCGATATTTAACCACACCCGGCAACACAGTTACAGGCTGGATGGATCAGCAATCTCAGCGCCCAGCAGTGGTTTCCAACCCAGCACCAGCTCCCGCTGGGACCGGCACAATTAGCCGCGAAGACGCTTTCAAAACTTTAACTGGGGGGACTGAGTGATGGCCGAAAGTGACATGACATACGCCGAAAGCTCTCAAATCCTTGAGGCAGTTAAAGTTCTTGAGGCGCTAGAGGCGTCTGGGGAGATAACCTCATCTGAACAGAGCGCGCTTGATAAATTTCGCAATAAAACCAAGTCAGCAGAGCAAGCTAAAGTTGAAACGATTTCAACGTACCGTGGCGCTCAAGCTGGGGCGACTATGAATTTTGCTGACGAGATTGCCGGAGCCTATGCCGCTGCGAACGACCTGCTGAAGAGACGCGATGTTGAGGGTGCCAAGGAAAAATACGCTGAATATCGCGACCTTGTCAGAAAGAAAGATATGGCTGCACAGCTTCTAGCGCCAGAGCAGTTCGCCAAGGGCCAAGCCGCTGGTTCAGTGGCTACAATGGCCCTACCCGGAGGAATTGCCTTTAAGGCTGGTTCAAAGCTCCCCGTCGCTGGTCAAATTTTGACTTCCGGTGGGGTAGGTGCAGCGGCCACTGCATTGCCGCAAATTGGCTCAGGCGAAGGTGGGATGATTCAGCGGGCTTCCAATGTTGACCCAGTATCGACTGCAATAGGCGGCACTTTGGGTGCGGTTGCTCCAGTAGCGGGCCGAATGGTTGGCGCTGGTGTCCGAGGCGTACAGAACTTGCGCGAAAAGGGCGTGGGCGCGTTCAGCGGGGCGGCGTCTCGTCGGGTCGCTGGTAAACTTTCTGGCACACAAGAGGCTGGTCAAGACATTCAGGCTTATCTCAACAATCTCGGCCCAGAGGCCATGCTGGCGGACATTCCGGGCCGCCCGCGTTCTATGGCGCAAGGTCTGGCTACAATACCGGGTCAAGGCCAAGAGGTTTTGGCGCGAAATATTGTGGCTCGTGGCGAGGGTTCTCCTCAACGTGTTGAGGATGTAATGACGCAGCGCATCGACGAACCCAACGTAGGTTTTGACGAAATGTTGGCGCAGAAAGAGCGCAAGTCAAATGAGCTGAGTCCGATGTACGGCGCAGCTCTGCAAAGCGACAAGATGTTTAATGTTGATCCGCTGCGCAGCGCATTGGTCTTATACGGCAAGGACGCATCGCGGGCGGTCAGGAAGCAGATGAACGCTGTATTGAGGGATTTGGGAAAATCTGGCGACATTAGTGCCGAAAAACTTCACAATGCACGGTCTGCGCTTGGTGATGTAGTAACGGAAAAGAAAGGCAGCAGCGTGTCTGTAAACCTAACTCCTTTTCTGCACAAACTCGATGATATTTTGGATGATGTTCCGGGGTACGAGGTGGCAAGAAGCGGATGGGCTGACGCCTCATCCATACAGAGGGCCATCGAAGACGGCGAGAAGGTATTCACTGGCGGAAAGACCTCCGCACTGTCCCCGAAGGCTTTGCGAGCAAAGTTGGCTGGCATGAATGAAGTGGAGCGTGAGGCTTTTAAGAAGGGTGCAAGGGACCACATTGGCGCGCTTATGGGTACGTCGCGCAATGACGCAGCAGCGGCTTGGGGGGAGTTTTCCAAGTCTTGGAATGCAGAAAAGCTCAGAATGCTGGTTGGCGAGGATGACGCGGCTGCCATCACTCAGAGACTTTTGGCTGAGAAAGAATTTTCTCAAACTAGCTCAGACGTCCTCAAGGGTTCTCAGACAGGCTTCAGAGATGAAGCAAGAGCCGACTTGCGCGACCTTCGCGACCCCGACAGCTTGGCTGCACCCACCGCTGGTCAGAGAGTGAAGACTATTGTCGCTGCCCCGGTCAACAAGATTATGGACGAAATCATGTATGGCACCGGAGACATCCGTAAGGAAATCGGTGAAATCCTTACACTGCAAGGCGCAGAAAGAGATCAGATTGTCGGTCAGCTATTGAGTCAAGCATCAAAGATGCAGGATAAGACGAAACTAGAGAGATTGACGAACATGCTGACGCAGGTCGGATTGATTTCCGGCACACCATTGGTCACAAACGAATAAGGGACGAACACACATGGAACCTGAAGACATGATCGACGAAAACGTCCTGAATATGATTGAGGCCGATGGCGTCGAAATGGCTGACATCGAAGAAGTCGAAATCGACAGCGAGTTCAAACCCAAGTCGCGCAGCGAAATTGAAGGCATCGTGCAGGACGCGATTGCCAGCGCTGTTGACTTTGTTGAGAGCGAAATCAGCCAAGACCGCATTAAGGCCCAGCGCTATTATGACGGCGAAGTGGACATTGGTTTTGAGGATGGCCGCAGCAAGGTTGTCGCCACAAAGGTACGTGATACCGTACGTGCGGTGAAGCCGAGCTTGATGCGTGTATTTCTCAGCACGTCAAAGCCAGTCGAATTTGTGCCAAAGGGCGCAGATGACGTTGCAGGCGCTGCACAGGCCACTGACTTTATTCACCATGAGTTTACACGCCTGAATGGCTACCGCGTTCTAAATGACGCTTTCCATGATGCGCTCATTAAGAAGCAGGGCATCGTGAAGGCGTACTGGATGACATATCCAGAGGCTGAAATTTACACATACACAGACCTGTCTGATGAGGAATATACTTATCTGGTTGATGACGATCAGGTCAGCGTGATTGAGCATAGCGTTGAAATGTAAATGGAAATGCCTGTCCACAGCGTCAAGATTAGCTATCAGCAGGAAAAAGGTGAGCTTTGCATTGAGAGCGTTCCACCTGAAGAGTTTTTCATTGATCGAAATGCACGCAATCTGAGGGACGCCTACATTGTGGCGCACCGCACAGAAATGCGAATCGGCGACTTGATTGCGATGGGCTTTGACCCAGAGGATGTAACTCACTTGGGTAGCGTTGAGAGCGGTTCTGAAATGTCAGAAGCGGAGGTTTTTGAGCGCCGTGGATATGACGAAGACTTGTCTGATGAGGACGGACAAGACCCAGCAATGAAGAACGTAAGTGTCACAGAGGCTTACATGCGCATTGACGCAGATGGCACTGGCATCCCCGTGCTGCACAAGATTACTTGCGGCGGCACAGCATACGAGTTGCTGGATTACGAGCCATGTGATGAGGTTCCGTTCGCTAAGTTTGAGATCGACCCAGAGCCGCACACGTTCTATGGCCGTTCTCTGGCTGAGATTGTCATGGACGACCAAGACGCAGCCACATCGGTTCTGCGTGGCATTCTCGACAACGTGGCGATGACGAACAACCCACGCATCGGCATGGTCGAGGGCGCTGTGAATGTAGACGACTTGCTGAACAACGAGATCGGGGCCATCGTGCGTATGCGGCAGGCTGGCGCGGTGCAGGACTTGTCAGTTCCATTCACCGCTGGGCAGACACTTGGCGCGTTGACCTACCTTGACGGCCTCGTAGAGACCAAAACTGGCGTCTCTCGTGCGTCTATGGGCCTTGACCCTGACGCCATGCAGTCAACAACCAAAGCAGCCGTACAGGCCACCGTACAGGCGGCGGCTGGTCAGGTTGAAGTTATGGTTCGCAACTTGGCCGACGGTATGCGTGATTTGTTTGGCATTATGCTTCGCCTCTGCAATAAAAACGTAGACGAAGAGCAAATGATGCGTATGCACGGCACGTTTATTCCAGTGGATCCACGTGTGTGGAACAGTTCAATGGACGTGACAATCAATGTTGGCCTCGGCACTGGTCGTGAAGAAGAGAAGGCTATGGGCTTGAGCCAAGCATTGCAAATGCAGACAATGGTTTATCAGAACTACGGCCCGCAGAACGGTCTGGTCAGCCTGACCAACATTCGCAACACCTTGGCTGACATGCTGGCAGCAACTGGCGTCCGCAATGCTGACCGCTACTTTGCGCCAATCACACCTGAAATTGAAGCTCAAATGTTGCAGATGCAGCAGCAGGCTCAAGAGGCACAAGGTCAGCCAGCCGATCCAAATGCTGCGTTCTTGCAGGCAGAGCAAATGAAGGCTCAGGTCAAAATGCAATCTGACCAAATGAAAATGCAGTTGGATGCGCAGAAGGCGGCGGCCAATGACGACTTGCAGCGAGATCAGATGGCGCAAGACCTGCTTGTCAACGCAGCCAAGATTTACGGAGAATATGGCACCAAAGTTGACGTTGCCAGAGTGCAGGCCGAGCAAGATAAGGTTCGCATGATTGGCGGCATGGCTCAGGGAGGCGCACCGCAGTGAGTACAGACACCCGCATCAAGGCTGAAGAAGCCAAGCGGCTAAAGAATGACCTCGCATTCAAGGGGTTTATGGCATCTGTTCGTAAAGCGCAAATTAGTGTATTTATGAACAGTGAGGCAGGTGACGTATCTGCCCGTGAAGAGGCGCACGCAATGGTTCGTGCGCTTAACTTGATCGAAGTGAACCTTGACGCTGCAATTGCAGCAGAGACACTGTTAGATCACAGAAAGAGAAAGTAGTACCGATGGAATCGACTACACTAGAACAAGCGGCTGAGAGCCTGCTATCCACAGCCCCAGAGACCACTGGTGGCGAAGATAATCTGAGTGAAGCAGTAAATGAAATCACTGAACCCGAAGACGACGGTCCCGGCGAAGAGATTGAAGTTACTGATGAGTACGAAGATGACGTCGAAGCATCCGATGACTATTACGATGATGCAGAAATTGACGACGACCTAGTAGATGTGGAAGCTCAAGACACCAATTTAATCCCCGTCAAAGTTGACGGAAAAGACGAAAATTGGACACTGGATCAGTTAAAACAATCTGCGGCGGGACAAGCGGCAATTAACAAGCGTTTTCAAGAGGTTGCAGAGGCACGTAAGGAGTTTGAGCGGGAAACCATTCAGGCCCAAGCGCAAATCGAGCAGCACGCGAAAGCGGTAGCACAGCAACGTGACCAAATCTTGCAAATGCACCAGCAAATGCAGCAAGGCGGCATCCAGCAACCAACGCCACCATCGCGTGAGCTTTTCGAGCAAGACCCAATCGGGTTTATGGAGGAAAAGCTGAAGTACGATGAGGCGAAAGTTGCATACGACCAAAACATGCAGCAAATTCAGCTTATGCAGCAACAGAAACAGCAAGTTCAGGAAGCGGCCTCACAGTCGTACCTCCAAGAGCAGGCCGAGATTCTGAAGCAGTATATCCCTGACATTGCGGACCCAATTAAAGGTCCAAAGATTAAAACTGCATTGGTTGATACGGGCGCGGCATACGGGTTTAGCGAAGAGGAAATGTCAGGTGTAACGGATAGCCGATACATCCGTGCAATGAATGATGCACGTAAGTGGCGTCAACTCGAAGCTAATCGCGGCAAAGCACAGCAGAAAGGCCAGAAGGCTCGACCTGTTGTGAAGGCTGGCGCGAAAAAGAGGCAAGACGGTAACGCGGCAACTCGCACTAAAGCGCAATCGCGCTTGCAGAAAACTGGCTCAATTGACGATGCAGTCAACTTGATCTTTAACTCCTAAGTCTTTGAAAGGACTACACAAATGGCACAGCCAACCAACACATTCGACTCATACGATTCCGTAGGCATCCGTGAGGACTTGTCCAACGTAATCTACAACGTGTCTCCAGAGGAAACACCGTTCTACTCAAAAGCCAAAAAGACCTCTGCAAAGAACACATTGGTAGAGTGGCAGACTGACTCACTTCGCGCATCTGCTGCGAATGCTCACATTGAGGGCGACGCGACTGCTGGCGAAGCTCGCTCTGCAACAACTCGCTTGGGCAACTACTCACAAATCTTCAAAAACGCTGTTGTCGTTCCAGACACAGACGAAGGTTTGGACAAAGCTGGCCGTGCAAAAGAAATTGCATACCAAACTTTGAAAATCGCTAAAGAGCAAAAATTGGACATCGAAAAAGCACTTTTCGAGAACAATGCTCGCGTTGCCGGCTCTGCCTCAGCAGCTCGTGAACTTGCAGGCGCACCAGCTTGGCTGATCACAAACACTGACTTTGGTTCTGGTGGTGCAGACGCTACTGGCGACGGTACAGACGCACGTACAGACGGCACGCAGGCTGCGTTCTCGCAGGCTCGTTTCGACGGCGTAATGCAGTCAATCTGGGAAGAGGGCGGCAAGCCAGACACAGTTTATTTGTCTGCTTTTCAAATGAACAAAGCTCTTGGCTTCACTGGTAACAACAACCAGCGTTCAGCAGTACAAGCTGGCGACGAGCGTGTGATCAAATCCTTGGCAGTTTATGTGACCCCATGGGGGAGTGTAGAGTTCATGCCATCACGCGAGAACCGCTCACGTGACGTTTTCATCATGCAGGACAACATGTGGGAAGTTGCAGTATTGCGTCCGACCAAAAATGTTGCACTAGCAAAAACTGGCGACAACACAACTCGCCAAGTTGTGACAGAACTCACACTCTGCGCGAAAAACGAAAAAGCCAACGGCATGATTGCCGATAACACAACTTCTTAATTTGTGTTAAATTGGGGGCGGCTCTGGTCGCCCCCTTTACCCATTCTCGGAGACTGATATGAAAAAAGTGATTGTAAACGCGCTGAAGCTGAATTGCAGCGAAGGCCGTATTGAGAAAGGCGAGACCGTCGTGTTGAGCGACGTTGAAATCGCAAAAATCACAAAAATCAGACCTGACATTTTGACTGTTTTGGAAGAAGTTAAGCCAGAGCGCAAAGTCGCCGCTAAACCTGCAACGAAAACAGCACGGAAACCATCCAATGCAAAAGTCAAATCTATCAAATAAAGTTGATGAAAAGTATTTCTTTGAGGACGATATGCTCCTCATCAAGAAAACTTTTGATGCGACCCCGATGCTTGAGGATGCCAAGCACGCCCGCGAAACCACCGAAAATGCGTTCGGCAGCGACTACAAGCACGTCGGCAACGTAGACATGGGCCTGCTTGGCGTTTGGCTGAAAGAGGCTGGTGTATCATGGGATGATACAGAAGCCGTCAAAGACGTTCTGAAGCGCAAACTTATGTCTAATGAGTTTTCCGCACTTCGCGTATGGGAAGGTAGCTACTGATGCTTGGCATTGGCGGCACATATCAGGCGATACGAACGGCCAACGGACCAGCGCAGCATATAGCCGTGTCACTGGTCGGCCTTACATACGCTGGCATGTTTGCGGGAATGGTGCCGAACGTGGTGCTTGTTTCGTGGATTGTGTCGTCGGTGCTAGTTTTGATTGCGACAGTGTGGTTGCCGAAGGTTTGGCTCAAGAGGTCACTGATTACTGACTTCACGCTGTCCTGCGTCGTGCTGGCGTTTTACTTTATGCACAGCCCAGAGCCTACTGGCCCGGTTTACCACGTAATGACAGCACACGGCATGGAAGCCGCCGCACGCGGGTCACATAGCATGAGTGCCGTTGATAAGTTTTCCCACGGCCTTGCGTGTGTTATGATGGCTGTATGGTCGTTATATCTGAGCAATCTAGTGCAGCGCCAAATATTTGAGCAGGAGCGCTTCAATGCCAATGAATGATATGATTATGCCGTTATTGCTGGCCCTGATTGGCGCTGGTGGACTTTGGCAGCTATTGAGCCTGAAGGCCAAGCAGGGACATGAGGCTATGATGCGAGACAAGACGGAGCGGTCTGAGTTTAATGATACGTTGAAACTTCAAGTTGACCGTCTCGCAAAGCAGGTAAACGA